CTTCACCGACAACAAGATCACTTGCAACTGGATCACTACCAGAACCTCTTTTATGTTTGATTACATTAGCCATGAGCTATAACCTCCTTCAGATTAATAGCTACCACCGTCTATGGTTATACCATCAAATGTTGTTAAGTTTGTGATCGAACCACCTGTTATTGCAACAGAGTTGGCAGCCTGGGTAGCAATACTGCCAAGACCTAGTGTTGTACGGGCAGCAGCAGCATCGGCATCATCAATCAATGTCTTTGCATAGTTGGACAAACCAAGTGCTGTTAGGGCTGCTGAAGCTGTTGTAGCTCCTGTACCACCATCTCCTATGGCAAGCGTTCCAGTGATTGAACTAGCGTCTAGTTTGACGGCAAGTTCTGTAGATTCAATTACAAGACCACCATTAGCTTTGAGATCAACAGATAGAGTATTACCAGACTTATCAAGACCATCGCCAGCGATTATCTGACCAGCACCAGAGAACTGTGCAAATGTTAGGTTATTAGTTCCAACAACAGCAGATCCAGTATCAGAAGTGCAAACAAATCCGTTTTCTGCGTTGGTTGTTCCTTGTTCTACAAATACGAAAGCACCAGCAGCATTTCCACCTGTAGCCATATCTGTTGCTCTTGATGGTGCTCCAGATGCGTTTACATTATAAATACCATTCTGTGATGCAGTGCTTTGGTTTTTAATTAAGATTCGATCACCAGTTTGGAGCGTTACACCATCAATAGATTGACCATTAGCAAACGCAGTAGATAGTGTGCCATTCGCAGTGGTTGTAGCGACCACAGAATCTTTTACATCAAGACCTTGAGCAACTCCATCTACATAACCTTTATTTGCAGCATCAGCATCAGCAGTAGGATCTGCTAGACCTGTAATCTTCTGAGAGTTTAATGAAACTGCACCAGTAGGAGCAGCCATTTGATCTAATCTATTTGTTCTAACTCCTGTATCAAAATCACTTATCTTTGTATGGGCAATACTTGGAATATCAGCAGCAACTAAAGCTCTAAATGTAGGTGCAGCGTCACTTCCAGTTGTAGGGCCAGATAAAACAGCATTTGCACTTCTTACTGTATCTTTATCAAAAAATCCTCCGATACCACCAATTTTTATAACACTTGTAGCTGATCCTCCAGCACCACCTGTTCCTTTTCCTATAAATAGAGTTTCGTTACCTTCACTAAACGCTAGTTCTGCGTTGGCAAGTGAGGTGGGTGCTGACGATCCAGTAGATCTTTTAATTCTTAAGGTGTTTGCCATGATAAATTAGTTTCAGTAATTTCCACCATCGACCAAATTTTCAACGGTGCGAGTTTGATCTGCTTTAAATGTACCACTTGTTGAATCAAAATACACTACTGAATTGTTGACTT